GTCATTTATTGGCAGCGGGCTGGGGCAACTCCTGCGATGACAGATACGAAGATTACAGGATCGTTGTTCGAGTTCCCCGATGAGTGGGTTGCTGTTTCTTCGCTTCGAGTGTAAAGGAGATGAACTATGGGAATGGGTCCCGGTTCCAGCGTATCCAGAAACGTGACGGCGATCTTGGAAGACACCGACAATCTTCCGATTGATCCAGCCGATGCTTCGGACATTGCGTCAATGCATGCTGTTCCAGCGGCTGGTGCGACGGCCAATGCGTTGTTGCGTGATGTGATAGGGAACAAGACGGATGACGTCGCCGGAACATCTTTGGTTTCGAAACTGAGATCGGTGGGCAGTGACAATCATGTGCATCACAAATTGTTCACCGGAGACGTTTACTTCGTCAATGCCACGGATGGTGACAACACCAATGATGGGAAGACTCCAGGAACCGCGAAGGCAACCATCGCAGCGGCCACTACCTTGATGACCGCTGGAGATGCTGTTGCGGTTAATGCTGGCACGTACAACGAGAATGTTGTGCTGGCTTTAGTGGGTATGGAGATGTGGTGTGAGATAGGTGTGCTGATTGATCCAGACAGTGGTGTTGGAATAACGGTGTCTGGCGATTCGTGCAAGATCGTTGGGGATCATAAGGTTACGCCAGCCAGTGCTGTTGGGGTGTTGGTCACTGGAGATGGTTGTCATCTTATCAGCGGGACGGTGATTGGTGGAACATCTGGAATGCAAGTGACTGGCTCTGATGTGATTATCGACGATTATGCTGTTGGCTTCCAAACCGCCATCTCATTTGACATTCAAGGCATACGAGCCAGGATTAGAGATTGTTCGACGGTTGGCAATGCCGCAACGATTGGCTACGGAATAAGTGGTGGTGTTGATACAGGGGCGTTGCTTCGATGTACTTCAGCTGGGCATCAAACAGCAGGATATTCAATTGGCTCTGGGACAACAAATTGGACGGTCTTGGATTGCTCGTCTGGCGGTGGAGATGGTCGTTGGGTGGACACCGATTCAGTGAATGTGTGGAGCAACTTCTCGTATGCTGATGAAGTGTTCACGGAGATGGAATTCACAGACAACTCAACGACATTCAACATATTCAAAGTGACCGGCATCGTTTCGATTTCAAGCATCTATGGCCATGTGGAAGAAGTTTTGAATGCTCAGATGGGGAATTGCAAACTTGAAATGGCGGCTGGGGCCCATACTGAAGACCTGACAACTGCTGTGACACTGAACAGTTTGCCGGTGGGCACATTCATCGGGAAGATTGCCACGGCCGGAGATGCGTTGTCTACCGGTTCATCTGCTGCTCCACAAGTCATCGAGAACACAAACTTTAAGGAACCAAGGGTGGCCTCCATAATCGTTGCGGAAACTGGAACGGCCACGTATGTCCGATTGGTGAGCGATGATGCTGTTGGGGACAAAGATGGAGCCATTCACTGGCACTGTCATTGGGCTCCGCTGTTAGATGATGGTTTTGTCGAGGCTGTATAAAGAGGAGTGACAAATGGCAACCCATACGATCAATGAAGGTGTTATCGCCACTGCTGGCGGTTCCATCGTGACGGCAACTGAAGCTTACTTGGAGTTGGGGCTCACATCTCCGACTGCTGTTGAGGTTCGTGTCGTGCTCGCTTCCATACGCAAGGCTGAAGGGGCCGTGAAAAGGTACCTTCGTTATGATCCGGTGCAACGCAGGCGGACAGAGTATTTGCCATTGGGTGATCTGAATGCTGGGCGGTCTGCGGCTATCTGGGAGGTCAACGACACTCAGGCATACATGAGGGAGTCGGTTGGATCGGCTGGAGGTGAGATCATTCTTCGGCACATTCCAGTACGGTCAACTGTTGCGATGGTGGTTCACACTGATTCGGATGGTCGTTCGGACACGACTGAGGATGCTTTCACTGAGCAGAAGACTGAAGGCTCTGATTTCTGGCCGAACTACGATGGAAAGGACACGGATGGTTACAAGATTTGTCGTGATGGCATAATACGACATGTTGGAGCTTGGCCCAGAACACCCGGTTCGATTCGGATTGCCTACACAGCTGGCTACAGTGTCGATGAGTTTCGTTCTGTGGACAATTTGGTGGATGCTGCCCCGATATGGGATGCCGCATTGGATGAGTCCATACGTCGAGCGAAGAAGGTGTTTCTCAACATGAAGCAATTTCATGGGTGGGCGGCTGGCCCGAAGTCGAGTGAAAGTCTTGGTGATTACAGTTACAGCACCGGCTCGACCACTGACATGGCTTTTGGTGGGGCCTGGGATTTGCTGCCCGAGACGAAGGAGAAGTTGCGAGAGTTTGTCAATTGGGGTTACGAGTTGGGGAGCTGATCGTGTCACTTTTAGATAATATGCCGCACAAATGTTCTGCTTATCGGCGGGTTCGCACGACAGACGACCTCGGCGGGGCCAAGGATGCCTACTCATTCCTCACGTTTTCGGATCGGGATTGTTGGTTGCAGTCGGCCAGCGATAACGAGGTCCGTATTTTCCAGAAGCAGGGAATCGACGTAACCGGGAAGGTTTTCTTCACATCGGACCCGGAGTTGGACACTCGACACGCTGTAACAGTAAACAACAAAGCTGATGGAAATTCTCTTGGAACATGGTTGGTGAAGAGCCGGCCGTTGCCGGATACAAGCGTTGGGTTGGCCGTGCTCTACAAAGTGATGGTGGAGGAGTCCACAACGGGCAGCACTCCCGATTCGATATTGGGTGAGGGCGAAGAAGACATCAGCGATGCTTTGTCCAACGCGGAAAACATTGCGGCAAACACAGCAGCCATCGAAAGCAATGATGTTGACATAGTTGCGAATAAGGCGAACATTTCGGGCAACGATATTGATATTGCTGCCAACGTGTTGGCCATAGCAGTTAACGGTTCGGGCATCGCCACGAATGTCACAGACATTGCCACGAATGTCACAGACATTGCCACCAATACTTCAGGAATTGCCACCAACGTAACTGGTATTTCAGACAATGTAACTGATATAGCGGCCCATGTTGCTAATCAGACGGCGGCGTTTGTCAACGTGCTTGACGGCGATGTCACCGGGGACGGGAGCACGGACGACAAGGCGGCTATTGAGGCTCGTATGGCCATTGCGTTGGCGTCGGGTGCGGCACTGTTGTTTCCGTCAGGCAGCTACAAGATTGAGAGCGACTTGACGTTTACGGTGCCGTGCATTTTTATGGGCGGTGTATTGAAACCCGACGTTGGCATTATCGTGATGTTCAACAAGCCGATGGACAATCCGTTGGGCAGCCAATGTTTCGATGTAGCATACACCAGGGGACTTGGGGCCGCGTCATCCATAGCAGACGGAGATGATCCTGTTGCCTTACCTGGGGTCAGGTTCGCAAGCTCCAGCAATCAACCGCTTATTAGACCGCAATGGTGGGGAGCGCTTGCCGGTGAGGTTGTAGACTGTGGCGATGCTTTCCAGCAGGCGATTGATTCCGTGACCTGGTTGGGCTCGAACAGTTATGCTGCCATACCTGTTATGATTCCAGGTGGCAGATACAACGCATCGCATGAGTTGTTCGATGGTTACGATTTCGTCAACCACGACAGCACGGATGATCATTTGTGCAGGCGGGACAAAACTGTAGTCGATACTCCCGGTGTGCGAGCATCACCTGTTCCACTCATAGGTGAAGATGGTGGTATCTATATAAAATACACGGGCACCGCACACACCAATCAGTCGGCGAAGTATTTTGTATACTATAGCCCAGCCAGTGAAGGTGCCCCAGAGGTTCGATTATCTGGGATTTTCTTGAACTGTGACTACGAACGTCGTGGATTCTATTTTGCAGCTCTTGGTCGAACTAAATCGTTTTCTGATTTAATTGTTCTGAAATCCATTCAAGTAGCGTTTGACATTATATCGTGTTACACATGTGACATGAAGAGCTTGAATTGTAGCAACACACGGGGAATAGGCATCCGCACGTATGGGGCCAACGGCAGCAGGATAAACAACTGCCAGTATTCGACCAACTACAAGGTGGGTGTTTTCGGCGACTATTGGCCCGACCCAGACGAGACGCACATCGTCACCGCCAACGGATCTATCGTCCAAACTTCCGTAGACCAGCGAGCGGGTTTTGTTCTTGATGGAACGATTATGGGCGACACTCTCAATGTGGAGGGCGCATACCTAAGTTGGCCAATTGTTATAAGTGGCGGCACCAAGGTGGGTACCCAGCTCAAGTGCAGTGTGATAGACCATGAGTTCCAGACAGGCAACAAGTTTTACTTTGACGGGGCGATACGCGACCTGGTTGAGATTAACGATGATGATTTTTACTTGGATTACGACCCGGGAACCACGACTTCTGGCTTTCTGTACCGTGCTTGCGAAAGCATAACACAGAATGCTACTCTTGGCGTGGTGACACTAACAAACCACCGGTTCGCAGAAGGCGACCGCATAAAGTTCAACACCACCACGGGCATGGCTGAGCTTAACAACAACTGGTATCGAGTAGGTCCGCCGACAGTCGGCGGAGCAATGGCAACCGACACGTTCGGCATCTATGAGTTCCATACCGACTTTGCCAACAGCGGTGCCTTGGTTCCTGTAGCAACAGATGGATTCGCGGTGAGCGATGCCACAGAATACATTTCGGGCAGTGGCGGAAATGGCTTTTACCTAGGCGGAACAACTTGTCAATACACTAACTTGCGGTTCGAGACCAACGTCATAGCATTTTCGTACATAGTAGTTGGGGCTGAATCACGAAACATTACAGTAGATGGGATTTACCAGTCAACATCGTTGCAACCGCGAACGATTGTCTACTGTGACCGTGGACCCGTGACTGGAGCTGTTTCTGGCTACACCCATACGGGTCATCGTTTTAGAAACATCAGAGCGAACTCTCGTTTGTATACTCCAACTGCCACTGCTGCTTCGCGGGCTCTTGTTGAGTTTGACATCACACCTGGATACCGAGCCGATGGGAACACGGTTGATAGCGTAATAGATAATAGTGAACACTCATTTGGAACTCCTGCAATTCCGAAAGTGCTGTTCACGGAGCCGTCAAGCTATGCTACATCGTTTGCCGCCGGAAGCCCAACAGGCGGCTATCAGGTTTGCAACTACGTGGACGGCATAGGAACGTCCATTGAGCGATGGGAGCCTGACAACGCTACGCCTCCCGTGTATGGGCATCACGTCGGCGGCGATGTGATTGTGCTAAAGATACCCTGGACGAAGTTCCGAATCGACGACCACACAGTAGACATCACGAATTTCGACGACGGGTACGAGGGGCAAGAGATCACGGTGTTTGTGGGTGCCAATACAGTTGCCGGCGGCAAAGACATTATCCATGATGTTACCAAGATTGTACTCACCAGCGGTGCAGATATTACACCGTCTGCTGGCGACTTGTTGCGATTCCAGCTTGTCGGCACGGTTTGGTATCAGATGTAAGAAGGGGTATAATGATAGTTACATGCAAGACATTTGATGACTTCATGGTCAACCTGAACTCGATCTCCAACGATCGTTTGGTTGAAAAGACCTTGAGGGTTTCGATAAGCGAGTTGGATGAGAGTGGCACTGGCACCAGGTTCATCATCAACTTCCAGGCATCGGCGGTCGTCGACTTCAAATCTCTTGAAGGTCAGTACCTTCTGGAGTTGGGGGTGGTCACAGGCAGGGACATCCGAGATGCCGAGCCGGAGTTGACCGGCACAGAAAAGGCTTTGGAGTACAAAACGATTTTGAGTGAGTTGTGCAAGGTTCGGGGGTGGTCAATGCTTCCGGGCATAATTTCAATCTGAGGAGAAGAACGATGACAAAGAATGCTGTTGATTTTCAGGAGTTCGATGATGCCTTGGCAAAGGCGAAGGATGGTGGCAGTTTCATGGCCGCTGTGTGGATGGTCAGTGACGGGAAGGTGCAGTTGTTGCGAAGATCCACGTCGAAGTTCCCGCGGGGCGATTTCCTGCGAGCCGTGGCGCAACTTGCCGATCTTTGTGCTGTAGATTGTGCCGGGGCTGAAAAGGCAAAGAACAATGGGGCTTCCGCTGTTCCGGAGCCCTTGCCACGGGCCAAGCCCGACATCAAGGTGTTTCCCAAACCCGACATCAAGGTGTTTCCGACAGAAGAGCCCACCCCTGAGCCGCAGGCTCCGCCGGTGGGACTCCCGGATCCAGGACCAGCATTGAGGGCGATAACGCCTGAGTCTGACATGAAGGTGGAGGAAGATGAACCGTGTGTTCTTGGCAGAGGAGTCCAAGGACAGATGCCTGTGGTCAATGTGCAGAGAACATCGGCTGCCGTGGTCTTGCATGTTGAAGGTCAGTTGCCCGTGGCATTGCCCGCAGAGGCCACCGAGGTCCAGGTTTCGCAAGCTGTCGAGGTGTATCGGTCCAGCATGGGGGCAATCAAATGAAGTGGCTGAGATCGTTTTTGGCCTACCGTGGACTCACAATTGCTCGCAAGCGTGCAGCCAAGATTATCAGACAAAGCCAGCGGCTTGACAGACGACTGGTGAAACGTCAGAGGCAGTTGAAGCATTTGGCTGAGACCATTTCCGAGGATCTGGAAGATGCCACGGAGTTGAACAAGGACCGGGACCAGGCACTTGTCATGCTTGAAAATGAGAACGAAGTGTTGCGGGATGTTCTGTTGCCCGAAGTGACGGCGGCTCAGCAGATGGCCGTGGCTCGTTGGGAGACAGAAATGACCATTCAGAATTATAAGCAGGCCGCCAACACGCCGGGCCGTGTTGAGCATTGAGTTGAAGAAGAACGTCACTTGAAGAGAAAGAGAATCGATGGGAGCCCTCACAAAAGCGTTGAGGCACTGCGAGGCCGTTGCCAGTACAGCTCAGGTAAATGCTCTTCAGCTCAAAGCTGATGGCATGTTGGATTTGGGAAGCTCTGGTGGTGCTGCCAGCTTGAGCCAGTGGACAGACAACGCCCGCTACAATGAACGTTACAACTTGTTCCGCGGTGTTGTCTATGCAGCGATCAATGCCATTGCTCAGGAGGGGGCTGGCCAGCCAGTCAACCTGAGTCGCATCAAGGGGACATCCAAGAACAAGTCCAGGATTGGCACCAAGCACATAACGAGCAAGATGCTCACATCTGCTTTGGTCAAGACAGCTGACCAAGAAATAGAGGTCATCAAGGTTCACGAGTTTCTCACCATGCTGGAGAATCCAAATCCTATTCAGAACCGCTGGCAATTGGTCTACTCTTTCATGGCCAATTTGTTGTTGACTGGTTGGGGATACATCGTGGGAGGGCAAACCAAGGATGGTTTCGAGTTGTATTCTTTGCCCACCACGTGGATACGTCCGGATCATAGCAAGGGTCCATTCTCGCAGTTTCGCATAGTCAATCCGAAGAATCCGAGCGATGGAAAGGAGAGCAAGTTGTTGGGAAGGGAAAGCGTGGCATTCGCTCATCTTCCAAATCCATCGGATCCGTTGAGTGCAATGGCCCCGGCCGGCTCCCAGATGCAGGCCATCCGAGTTGATGACCACATCTGGACATCCAGGGAGAGGTTTTTTGACAACGGGGTGTTTCCATCCGTGATCGTGACAGTTGGAAAAGACCCGCATCCGGGAGCCGAGGGCGGAGGGGTGAGACCAAGATTGACGGCAAGCCAGCGCCGGCAGGTGAACTCTGTGATAAAGAAGACGATGTCCGGAGTTCACAATTACGGCAACCCAGCCATTGTTGACGGGTATATCGAGAGCATCGAAAGGCTCTCAATGACCCAGACTGAGATGGGTTGGGAGAAGTCCGAGAAGGCCACCAAGCAGGCCATTCTCACAGCGTTTGGAGTTCATCCATATATCTTGGGGGAGGCTGTCAGCGTCGGTGGTTATGCTCAAGTGGCGAACATCGAAAAGCGTTTCTATGAGAAAGTCAACACAATGCTCGACATGCTCGGAGCTGTGATGACGAACTTTATCGGACAGGCCGATGGCGACGATAAGCTGGTGGTGTGGTGGGAAAAAAAGGAAGTGCGTGATCCCAGCCTCCATGCTGGCAACTTGTTCAAGATGCGGAGCAATGACGATATCAGCCAAGACGAGATCCGGGCCGAGTTTGGGTTCGCCCCTGATGAGGATCGAAACCAGTCGGTGCTTGGCAAGAGTGCTGCACAGGCGATGAAAACGTTGGAGTTGCTCGGTGGTGGTAAGATAACAGAAGAGCAAGCCCAGGCGACGCTGGAGGCGATGGGATTGCCGACTGACGTGGCGGAGAAGATGAGCAAACCACCGGAGGTGAAGGAAGAGCCAGCAGAAGGTGGTGCGCCGGTCGGAGAAGGGGCATTGCCGGGCGTCGAACCTCCACCAGGGGAAAAACCCCCGGAAGAGGACGAGGCCGCTGCTGGGGCTGCTACGGCCTTGGAATCAGCTGTGAGCTATCTTCGGATGAGTCCAAAGAGTTTAGCCAAACAGATCGTAGATAGCAGCCGAGGAAGTTGAATCGGATTTCTCAAATGATCGCTCCTAAAATCTATGACAAGGCCCTGGACAACGCCCGGGCAGCAGTCGAACTGAAGGTTGCCATGGAACGGCCTCAGCTGTGCAAGCTGCTTTTGAAGTTCGCCCACAAAGCAGTTGAGCGGAAGGCTGTTACAGACCGCAAGACAGTTCTCCGAGAGATCTTCCTCAAGCAATTCGAGGAGGTCGAGGATGAGTTGGTTGTGGCTCTGCAGCCGATGTTTACCAGCCAGATTCAGAGTATTGCCAGTCGGCTGATTCTGTTGGATGTGTCGATGGAGAACCATCAGCAGGACAACAAAGCACTTGCCCCTGTTTCCGATCAGGCACAGGATCTCATCGCTCAGGCGTTCGATCCAGCAGAATGGCGAGATGAATTAGTCAATCGGGCTCTTCCGGTGATGGCGAAGAAGATGCTGGAGGCTGCCCGGGCACAGTTGCGAGTTATGGGATTCGACAATAAATCGATTGTGGTTTGGCGTGACAAACATCTCGCCGATCGTCACAACCAAATGACTCATGGGAAATATAAGGAGAGTCAGGATGCCCAGAAAAGTAGATTATGAACCAACCCCTGAAGAGATCAGGAAGGCCACGGCCGAGATCAGGCGGGGGTGGAGTGTTTCCAAGAAAGTGTTTCGAAACCAATTGCCAAAAGAAACACCTTACAAGACGCCTGTCTACAGTGTAACAATGGTTCGTGATTTTCTTGACGACACGCCTGTTTTCACAAGGATCAATTGATGCCGACAACGGCTACAGAATGGTTGAATGACCATCCGGGTGATGTTGAAAGCCTTGTTCAACTTTTGGTTGATTCGGGTACAGACATCGAACTGCTGACTGATCTCCCTCCATCGATGCAAAAAGAGATCGCGTCTCAACTTGCCGACACATTTCAACAGGATTACTGGCTTGATATTCACAACACCACGATGGGCGATGCAACGACGTCTCTGCAGAAAGGCCTGAACGACGGTTGGTCGATTAGAAAAATAGCTGAATCGATGAGGGACAATTTCATCGATCCAAACGACCCTGAAGGCACGAAAAAGTATGCAAGACGTCGGTCGATAAACATCGCCAGGACTGAAGCCGGCCATGCGTTGAACGGTGCCCGCAAGGCATCCATGAATACACTGATGGAGGAAATGGGCGGGCAGGTGCCGATGAGGCCGTCTTGGCTGAGTGTGCTCGGTGCAACGACCAGAGATACCCATGCGGCTCTTGACGGGGTACCTGCCGATGAGAATGGGTTGTGGGACTTGGCTGGGTATATGGTACCGTGGCCGGGCTACACCAGCTTGCCAGCGGAGCTTCGTTGCAACTGCCAATGCCAGCCTGGGTTTGCGAAGGTTTCACCGATCGGGAAGCTAGTCGCAATCAGTCGAATGTTCTACAGTGGCCCCCTTGTAGAACTTGTAACGAAGTCGGGCAGCAGGATTTACTTCACCCCAAACCACCCCGTATTGACCTCGGAGGGTTGGGTCGGAGCAAGCCAAGTGAAGGCAGGAATGCACCTTTTCCAAGATGCTACTGGTGTTTCTCTTGGTGAAGACGAAAAGTACGAACCAATCAGTATCGAGGATATGTTTCAATCGTGCTGTGCCTCCATGGGTTGTGTTGAAAGTCGAAGACGATTTCCTTTCCAATTCCACGGCGATGCGAAGCATGGGCAAGGCAAAATCGACACTATACTTGTCGATGTAGAATTGGCGAACCCATCCGTTGCAGAAGGATTCCAAAATGGGAAGGAACTTGACTTCGTGTTTGCTGCAAGCGAGTTGGGCGTTTCTCAGGCAAGCAGCAGTGTTGCCGGGACTGGCGTTTTCCCATCGGATGAGTTGGGCAGTAGAATTGGTTCGCAGCAAACCATGACGTTTAAGGCATCTGTGGATGACAGGTCTGGAGACCCCGTGAGTGTTAGCGATTTCGACTTGGCCTTTTCCGGACAAGTAAGCAGACAAGATCGCAGTTTCATTCAACGAGATGCGTTTTTTGCCGGGTTTGCCACGGAGGTAACACCCCGTAGACCGAATGTTGATTCCAAGTCGTTTCAATCGGACAAGGATAGAATGGGGATCACACCCATAGATTTTGGCGATGGCTGTGGCAGATCTCTGTTCGTTGACATACAACCGGATGAGGTCATTGGGGTCGGGCTCGATCTTGATTTTTCTGGACATGTTTACGATATCCAAACTGAGTCAGGTGTTTATTGGTCTCAATCTATTATAGCACACAATTGCACGATCAGCATGGAGTTGGGCATGCAACAAGAGGATGCTCAACGACTTATCAATGAGTATGGTACATTCCGAGAGGAATACGGGTTGGCCAAGGGACTCAGTCCTTGCGGTTGTGAAGTGAAACACCTTCCCGGCCAACACAATCAACAGGAAGAAGAACAATGAGTAAGAACGGTAATATGCGACATCACAGAAAGCTGCTTAAATCCAGTCCAGATGACATCACATTGTGCCAGGCAGTTCAGGAGAAGTTCCTGGATTTGTGTGGCTCGTGGCTTCGGGTCAAGCAGCAGGAAATTGATATTCCGCAAGACACCCACTCTGATATGTACAAGTGGCGGCAGATGGCTGCTCGGCACCAGATGGGTGATTTCCGGCACACCGGAGCTGAGATGCAGGCACTCAAAAGCATGGCTCAGTGGACGGTGGATATGAATTGTGATTTGCGGAATCAACCCAGAAAAGCAGTTGAATGGAGGAACGAATTATGAGCGAAGAAGGCGATAGGTTGATGAATGCCCAGCGGCGTCGCAAGAGAGAAGCCAAAGGACGAAGATTCGACCATCTATGCTCTATTTGCCGACGACTTGAATCCAGAGGGCACGATCCGTTCTGCCCTCGCCGGAAGAAGGGAATGCCATGACAAGTTTATTGTGGTTGCTGCTCGGTCTGATTCTAGGGTTTGTGATTGGGGCGTTGGCACCCAGCCGGGACAACAGTTTCATCATCAACATACAGAAAACCTTGAAAAAGGGACAGACGTTCACGTTTTCGATCAGTCGTTTCGATCATGACATGGAAGACGATGATGATGGTGATGATGGTTTCAAACCTCCTTTTCTCCCGAAGTCTGAACGGTACGAATCCAATTAGGAGCGACGACGATGTTGCGATACTGGGAAGTTGTTGATGGCAATGGCAAGATCCTCGCTGCTGGGTTGGGAGATTCCAAGCACCTGCAAGGCCGTCACAACCAACAGTCGTATGGCAGTGGTGGTGAAAGCAAAACAGTTGCCAAGATGCTGGAGAAGATTGAGAAGTTGCCCGTTGATGAACCATTTTCGGAAGAGGATGAATGAAATGCCCAACATCTTACGCAACAGACCTCCCCAGATAGCCGATGTTCAATGCAGTCGGCTGACCTTCCAGCCTGGAGACCGTATCATCGTGAGGGTTCGTGTCAATCTGGACAACGATCAACGCCGTAAGTTGCGGAAGAGTGTACAGAAGTTTGCCGGTTGTGAGGTAGATGTGCTTATTATCAATGAGCTGGAGATTGATGTCGAAGTTGCAAAGGGCATGGCCGGGCATCCCTGCCCGATGTGTGGAAAGGCGGTTGGTACATGAGCGAAAGTTGTTGGAAAGAAGTGCTCAAGGATGACAAGGATCTTGCCCGGTTTCTACGCAGTATGCAGAAGTTCGATAGGTTGTTCTGCGATTTGATGAGTGACGGAGGTGAGTACACTTTGAGGTTTGAAGTCAAAGGCAGCAAGGGAAAGCTCCTTCATTGTCGAGTTGGAACGGATGAATTTGATAGAAATGGATAAAGTGGTCTTGGGATGTTGGAAAGACACCCTATAATTCAATAGTATTCGGACGTCGAAAGCGACTACGAGGAGCTGTGACGTAGATCCTGCCGGATTTATGTTCACAGTTTTTTTTTGGAGAGTAGCAATGAAAAACGTAGTTTTTTGGCTCGGGCCTGCTGTTGGTCTTGCGAGCCGTTCGTTGATCATCACAAGAATGTATCGGGCGGGTGATGACTCCGCACCGGCTGCATTCTATTCAGGTTCTTTAGGAGCTGCCATCGAATCGGTGACAGTTCCTTTGACAGACAACGTAATTTGGCAAGCTGTCCTGATAGACACAAGAGCATCCGGAGAAGTCAGTGAACCAGATGTCTTGAACTTCCACACGGGCTCATTGCAGTTTCCAGGCCCAGCTTCGGATCATGTTAATCGGCTGCAGATCCTTTCGATGGAGGATTTGTCAAGCTCTTCGAGCACAAGTTCGTCGAGTCAAAGTTCTTCGAGTTCGTCGAGTCAAAGTTCTTCGAGTGCTTCCAGTGTTTCGAGTGTTTCGAGCACAAGCTCGTCGAGTCAAAGTTCTTCAAGTTCTTCAAGTGCTTCGAGTGCTTCGAGTGCTAGCTCTTCGAGTGCTTCGAGTGCAAGTTCTTCGAGTGCTTCGAGTGTTTCGAGTTCTTCGAGTTCTTCGAGTATCTCGACAAGCTCTTCGAGTGAGAGCTCTTCGAGCCAGAGCACTTCGAGTGCTTCCAGTTCGTCCTGGTCAAGTTGGAGTGAAACATCTGACAGCTCTTCGGCGAGTTCCGATAGTTCCAGTTCTTTGAGCACTTCGAGTGCTTCGAGTTCGTCCTGGTCCAGTCAGACTTAACATTGAATGAATCGAACCATACAAGCATGGCAGCGATACCAGAACCGTCCGAAATACGATGGTCCGGACGCTGCCATGCTCGATGGAATCAAACATACTTTGAAGGAGGAAATTGAAATGCCTCGTGAGTTCACGCTTCCGCCGAAGCACATGGACAACGTCATCCGTCTGCTCAAAATGGCTTCGCTCGATCATGTGAAGCATTTGAGGACGGCAACTTGGAACAACTTGAAGCGACTTGGATTGAAGCGAGATATCAGGGTTGCCAGAAAGAAAGTTCCGAAGGGCAGTGACCAATTCGATTTGGGTTCGATCATCACCTGGATGTACAACATTCCGAAGACCGACAAGAAAGCAATCAAGCAGTTGTTGGTGATCGACGCCACGGCTTGCCGGCGTATGGGAGGTTGAGTTGCCACTTCCGAAACCCAAACCGAACGAGAGTGAAGACGATTTTATATCACGGTGTGTCCCGATCGTTATGGAGGAATCAGATGATCGGAAACAGGCCGTTGCTACTTGTTATTCACAGTTCAAAGGAAAAGCAATGACTCCTAACGATACACTTCTCGCTGCTATTCGGTCCCGTGGCCAAAAGCAGACCGAGTTTGGTTATGGCATCCGGACGGCTGATGTTTTCGTGAGGACGTTAGCCGAACGCATTGGCATCGACAGTTGTTACAAATACGCGGCGAGTAGAACGACCAGTTTCGATGACATACTCCAGAAGGCTGGCCGGACGTTGGTCTACTCCAACTCTGATATGGTTATCGAGGAGAAGGATGTCAATACGATCCGCAAGGACCATGACATTGAGCTTCCGAAAAACACCTTGATGGTTTTCAAGCATACCTTGACGACATCGGCCAAGGATCGGGACGGAGACGTACTGCATGCAGCAGGGGCAGTTCCGGATCCGAAGATGCTTCTACTCTGGCAGCATCTTCACACGATGCCGATCGGAAAGGCGATCGCAATCGCTGATCAGAATGATGAACATCTGAAGATGGTTTCGTGCATCGTCGATATGAATGAGACCAGCCACGACGCCGCTGTCATGGTAGACAATGACATGGGCCGTTTCTCTCACGGGTTCAGGGCCATCGATTTCGAAGAGATCAAAGAAGGTGATAAGAAGAGACCATCGGGGGCTTTTGACATCAAGGAATACGAGATCATGGAAGAGTCACTCGTCAGTGTTCCGGCCAATGTTGATGCGACAACCGAGGAAGTGATGCTGTCGTTGGTTGAGGGCGGCAAGTTGACCAGCCCGATGATGAAGGAATATGGGAAGGTGTTGCGGGAGAAGCGGTCGGTTCAGGTGCCAGTCACGTTTCGTGAAATACAATGCAGTTCATTCGGTGAACTCAAACAGGCTCACGAAGCCGGTTTGATTGCCGGAGTAACCAAGGCCGGAGGGAAGAGCGATGAAACAATCGACGACAAAAGAGGAAGAATCAGCGCATCAGAAGAAACCAATGAAGAAGCCACTGACAACGAAGGGCGGAAAGCTGACGGAGAAGAGGAAGGTGCCGACAAGAAAATGAAGTGCCCCGAATGCGGTGGGGTCATCAAGGACGGCAAGTGTACGAAGTGCGATTACGTTGTGCCCAAGTTGGATGTAGGTAAAAACAATGGGCCTGGTGGGCATAAACCTGACGGTACTGGGCCTCATGGTGCCGGTGCTGGACCAGGAAGTGGCAGGGCTGATGGTTCTGGTAAAGCTACATTCGGCAAAGAAGATGACGAAGGGGATGATGAACCCAAGGGCAAGCCCCAGAAGTGCCCCAAATGTGGTTCGACCAAGATCAAGGACGGCAAGTGTGAAGAGTGTGGATACGTGTTTCCACAGGATGAGGAAAGCAAAGCCGTGGATCGTGAGGAAAGAGCCAAATTGGATGCCATGTCCACCGGCAAGAATGTCAAGTGTCCGAAGTGTGGTTACACGGCACCGATGAATTACTGGTCACCGGGCAAAAAAGAGTATCTGTGCCCGGAATGCAAGGCTGACATGTCGAGCAAGTTTCCTGCTGAATGGTTGAAGAAAGATGATAAGAAGAGTGCCGAGGTGATTTTCAAACACACCAAGCAGGGCCGCACCATTTCCAAGGCCAATGAAGTCAGCCTTCAGGACGCAGTTGACGACTTGAAGGAAGTTGGCAAGATGGCCATCGCCCGCCCAGCCAAGGCGTTGGTCAAGTCGGCAACATCCACTTTGATCAGTGTGCTGAAGCAGATTGAGAAGCCGGAGACGAATGAGCAACCACAATCGACACCTATGTCGTTGTTCATAGCCAGTTCCACTCTGGTCGAAAGAAAAACAATGAAACACCTGCTTGAGGTCTTTGAAAGATCCGAGCAACGAGCGAAAGAAGTGAGGGCCATGCGGCCCTTGTTATCGACACGCCCGGCGCAGTGACCTGGCGGTCAACCAAGTTTCGGTTTATACAGGAGAAAACAATGAATCCAACCGAAGCTCTAAAAAACTGGCTCATCGAAAACAAGGGTGTCGACAAAGACGCCAGTGACGATGTGTTTAGTAAGGCCACTGCGGATGCGTTGCTTGACAAGTCCCTGACGGCCGAGGATTACTTCGAACTGTCGAAGGAACCTGACGACGAAGATGCCACAGAAGTTACCAAGCAGTTTGCTGGAATTGCAGATGGCATCAGTGAAACCAACTCTTTGCTCAAGTCGTTGTTCGAGGTGAAAACCAAGACTCCCGATGTTGAGGAAGAGGAAGAGGACGACGAGAAGTCCAAGAAGCCGACCGGCGAGAAGAAGGTCGACATCTCTGGCATCGTTGCTTCCCAGGGCGGAACCCCCACGGAACCCAACGGAGACAAGGACATGCAAGTTCGTGTCAAGGAAGCGGTCGAGATGTACGACGGAAGTCGAAAATCGATGACCTTTCCCACCACGAAAGACGACGGTCAGGCACACCAGCTGGCTGGTCAACGTGTCAAGGACTTTGGTCGCCCGCTGGACAAACCCAGTGAGCAAGACGAAGCACTTGCTGGTGCTTGGGCCAAGTTCCAGATTGCTGCGGCTTGTCCGAAGATTGCTGGTACTGCCGGCCGTGCTTGGGAGATTCTGCCCGAACACGACAAGAATCTGCTCCACCACCTCGCTGAGAAGGGGATGTGGGATGATTCCAACGACAACAAGCTCCGGCAGCGGAAGGGGTACCACCGCGATGGTATGAAAGCCCTGATCGATGATTCGACCAGTGGTGGCCTTGAAGCTGCTCCAATCGTGTTCGACGACATGGTCATCACGACTCCGTTGCTGCATGGGGAACTGTACCCACTTGTGAACACCGTTCCTCTGGCCCGTGGCCGGCGTGTGGAAGGTGTTTCGACAGGCACAGTGACCTCTTCCTGGGGTGGGGTTGATGACACGGCTGTTTCGCTGTTCAGTACGGCGGCATACGTGTCGGCATTCGACACCACCATCTTCCGATGGGAAGGCTCGGTCAGGGTTGGTTTGGACTTCCTTTCTGACACCCCGATTGACTTCGGTCGTCACATCACCGGCCAGTACGGTGAAAGGTTGCTGGAGGATCTGGATGACGTGATTGCGGTCGGTAACGGAACGACCCAACCGGAAGGCGTCATGAACAAGTCTGGTGCTGGTTCGGTTTCTTTCGGTGCCGCCACCTCCATCGGCAACTACGAATCCCTGCGGTTCGGAGTGGTCAAAGCGGAACACCGAGCTAACGTCAAGGCCTCGGCAGTCTTTTGTGGTACGGAAACCAGCTATGCAAGGGCCATGGCTCTCAACGTGGGAACCGCTGATGCCCGTCGTTTGTTTGCCTTTGGAGAAACCACGGGAACGTATGATGGATATTCCCTCATGCATCGCCCGTTCAAGATCAACGAGAGCATGACCAATGCGCAGCTCTTTTACGCGATCTTGGCTCGGTATCGAATGTACCGACGAAAGGGTTTGGCCATTCGGACGAGCACGGAAGGGGATACTTTGATCCGGCGCAACGAACTTCTGATCGTTGCAATGGCCCGTTATGGTGGCCAGATGGAACGTGGTTCAACTTGTGCTGTTGTCACCGATGCACCTGCTTGATGGATACCTGTTGCGACGTCGCAGGGCCGGTTTATCGTTCTTCGGCCAGCCCTGCGGCGATTTTTAGAAGAACAAAATGAAGAACAAACATAATGAGGAGAACGAAAATGAGTTCAAGTTTACCACCGTTTGGAGTTCGGGCAGATCATCCGAGAAATTGTGATTTGATTATTCAGGGAATACCAGGTTGCCGACTCAGGTCTCGCATCGTGGCAAGTCGAACAGTGTTGGACGACAATCAAAAACCTGATGGTGAGTGTTTGATACCACCGGATCAATCGAGGCACTTGGGAGTTCTTCCGACAATTCCTGGGATGGAACTTCATGTCAACCCCGAGAAGTGTACATACAAGATCGTCGACCCGTTGCGGGGCAACGACAAGATTCTGAATGCTATCAAGCGTGGTTTGGAGCGTGATGATCGTCCGATGCGAGGCGAGAAGTTCGAGGGGATGCCCACCCAAGAAGGAAAGCTCGACAAGCACCGTATGAAGACGTTGTGCCGGGAGTTGGTGAAGCTGCTGGAGGTTGAGCATGTAGCGATGGCCAAGGGGCCGAAGCCCGATTTGGAAGATGTCGATGAGCTGGATGGGAAGTACTTGACTAACCCAGGATCAAGGATTCCCAACAGCCAACCAATGTTCGAAGAGGATATGGAAAATTACGATGCCAAGGTGAATGAGGTCCGTTGATGGCGGGTTTGAGTCCTGAAATAAAACGAGCTATTGACCTACGTCGCTCCCGGGGCGGTCATGCTAGGGATATTAGGATCGAATGGTTTATCAAGGAAGTCAGCGACAAAGTGTCATTGACGATGAAGAAACGCACTCAGCTTGCTACAGTTTTGATTCTTGACAAAGTGGTGCGGAACATCGGTGTTGCCGTGAAAAAGGAAAAGGGACCGAAAGGCGGCATAATTGTCACCAAACGAAGTGTGGCTGGGGAGTTTCCACGGGCTGATACCGAGGAGTTACAAAAGAGCATTTTTTATATGGTGGAGAAAATAGGTCGTGGAGACTGGATCGGATTTGTTGGCACAACCTTGGATTACGGTTTGATTTTGGAAACGAAGATGAACCGGAGTTTCCTGGTGAGAACCCTGAATGAGAACAGGGCAAACGTGAATACTATTTTATCAGGGCCAATCAAATGAGCGTGGGAACAGCTGACATACAGAAAGCAATCAATGCGGCTTGGACAGCCTCGACATTGAATTCCAAGTTCACCGACCTTGGTGGCGGCACCCCTGTTTTGAATTTCAACGAGGCCACCCCCGAGCAGGAACAGCCCTACGCCGTTTGGAGTTTCGATAGCCCCACAGTGGAGACGAGAACCACTGGCGGATCAGCCACGCTGAACAGAGAGATACGAAACGGAGCTTTGCGATTCGATGTTCACACGAAACCAGTGTCGGGTGATTCGAGAGGGGCTTCGCAGATTGCGGCCTACTTGATCGAAGAAATTATGAAGGTCTTCGGTGGGCATCCAACCGAGAATCCGTCAGCTGAGTTTTCGTTGGACAATGGTGAGTTGTTGATCGTGCAATTCACCAGGGATTACTGTATTCAAACTGGAAACAACAACTATCAGTGGACACTCGAATACCAAATGTTGGTCGATGTCCCCGTAGCTTTGTAGGAGTGTTGCAATGGCTGAGTCGATGTCAAACCCGAAGATCAACATAAAAGTCACAGGCACTCTGACGAATACATTGGATGACGGGACGGGTGGTTCCATTTCTCAGCCGACTTGCAGCATCTCCCCAACGTTGGACAATGGTATCAGTGCTGGTCAATGCAATCGAGCATGGCAGCGAAAAGACACAGTTATCGCTAAAGATGCCCAGGAAACAATTGACCTCTATGATTTTGTCGGTGTTGACATCGGTGCTGGTGCTGGCCGAGATGGGCTTGGTCTCCCATTGACCTTCGAAGAGATTGTGACCATAGTAATCGCCAACGAGAATGCCGTCACAGCGGCGGGCATCCTTGAAATACTGCCCGCCAACTCCCAGGGCTGGACGCCCATTGGAACACACACGACTGCAACTGGCGGGGCTTTGAGGGGGCAAGGTGCTCTTATAAAGTACCAGACGGCCGAGGCTGGTTTCGATATAACCGATGGAGCAAACCATCGTATCACCTTGCGTGCTATCAATGGTCCTGTCACAGTTTCGATCTACATCCTGGCCCGTCACGATGACAACGAATCCAGTTCCAGCAGTTCCTCTAGCGTGTCGGCCAGTTCGATCTCGACCAGTTCCAGTTCGATCTCAGACAGTTCCTCCAGCAATTCTTCAAGCAATTCTTCAAGCAGTTTGTCGAGCCAATCATAAGATAGGATAGTGGTCCAATGGCAGAAGCAGTATCAAATCCGAAGATTAGTATACAAGTCGGCGGTAATTTGTTGAACACATTGAATGAGTCCAACAATGCCTCTATCGGGCATCCGGCTTGCAATCTCAATCCCACTTTGGCGAATGGTGTCAGTGCTGGTCAATGCAACCGGGCATGGCAACGGCTTGACATCACCATTGCCAAGGATGCTCAAGAGACAATCAGTCTGTATGACTTTGAAGGCGTTGACATCGGTGCTGGTGCCGGCAGGTCTGCTCTCGGGCAGTTGTTGACCCTGGAAGAGATCGTGGCCATTGTTATCGTCAATGAGAATGCCGTAGGGGCTGCCGGTCTGCTGGAGGTGTTACCAGCCAACTCAGAGGGTTGGCAGCCTATCGGGTCTCACACCGAGACGTTGGGCGGAGCCTTGGGAGGCCAAGGTGGATTGGTCAAATACCAAACGGCGGAGATTGGTTTTGAGATCAACACCGGGGAAGAGGAGTTGATCACCAACGGTGATTTTGCGACTGGTGATTGGACGGGGTGGACGAATCTAAGTAGTGGAGGCGGTACAGCTACGTACAATGCTTTGGTCTCCGGTGTCAATCTATTCGGTGGTGGAGCGGGCACGGGAAAGATAGCCCATACATTGGCAATTCCCCTTGAGAACGGGGCTGCCTATATTTTATCGGGCACAGTAGTTGGACCTTCTGATTCAGTGACTTTGTACGATGCTTCTACTTGGGCAATAGGAACTCACAGGAAAAGGATAATCGGTAATGGGTCTTTGTTTGCTGGTGATGGATTGAGTTTTGAAGTGAGTGGATCAGATTTATCAACGATCAACAACATCAGCCTTCGTAAGGAATCAGGCCATCGCATCACCTTGAGAGCCGTCAACGCCGATGTGTCATATTCGATGTACATTCTGGCCCGCCATGATGAGAATGAATCAAGCTCCAGTTCTTCATCTTCCAGTAGTTCGTCTTCCAGCAGCTCTTCGAGTGGTACATCCAGTAGTTCTTCGAGCATATCAGTCAGTTCAAGTTCTCAGTCAATCAGTGACAGTTCAGTTTCCACCAGTTCTAATTCTAGCAGCTCCAGTAGTCCCAGCAGCTCTAGTTCTACCAGTTCTAGTTCGCAGAGTGAATCGTCCAGCAGTTTGTCGAGCCAATCGTCAAGTAGTACGTCAAGCAGCTAGGCAAGCAGTTCGTCAACCAGTTCAGAAAGTTCAGAAAGTTCGATTTCAACCAGTTCAGAAAGTTCGTCTAGTTCGTCTCAATCGTAACGTTAGGAGTTTCATATGACCAGTTTAAACACGCTTACAGGCCGCCTGGGAGATTTCCAAGTTGGAACAGTTCAAGTGGCACGTACTACTCAATGGGATGTCAGCCCAACGCTCAGCAGCAGCAGTGAATGGGGTGACAGTGACAGTGCGGGCTACACCAGTCGGGCTGCCGGTCGGAAGGATTGTACATTCAATGCTGAGGGCAAGTATTCCACCAGCGACGAGCAGTTCGATCTGTTCCAACCGGAGGATGTAGCGATTGCCGTGTTGTGGATGAATCGCACAGATTTGTACTGGGACTTTCCCAGGGCCCTGTGCAGTGATTTCGGTCTTACGGTCAACATCGATACGGAAGAGGTCATCGGGTGGACGAGCGGCTGGGGAGCCGATGGAATATACTATCGTCCAGGCCAGTCCGGGGCTACAAGTCGGTCGTTTCCATCCTAGTGGAAATTGATTTATGAAAAGGATGGTGCCATGCAACGGCCCATCTGCAAACCAGCAACAGGAGAAAGATGATGTCGGAAGACATAGCAAGAGCCGTAGGGGCCAAGAGCCCAACGGAAGTGAAGATTGCCGGGAAGATATGCAAGGTGAAGCCATTAGGATTGCGGGAATTAACCGAAGTCCAAATGGAATGCTTGGAATGGTATAAGCGGCAATACATCAAAACGTTCGTCGATAGTGCCGACATGTTTCCAGATGGAATGGAAGAGGCTAGGAAAGCCCGAGGGGAAGCAGCCAAGTGGGACATAGATGATTTGCCAAAGAAGCATGTTTATGATCCGAAGACCATCGTTGTTACCGATAAACTGCGAAAGTGGGTTGTTGAAGAGTTTGGTCTTGAAAAAACAAAAGCTGTCGATGATGACAAAATCAAACAAACGGCCGCTGCTGCTTTAGATCGGAAGTCTTTGTCGGTGAAAAAGTACAAGGAACTGACTGGGAACAAAGCCCGATCGGTTCCTATTGCTTATGACAATTGGTGGATGACCGGGTGTTTGGATGGAATGGTGTCGTTCATTCACAAGTGCTTTGAGGGCACGGTTACACGTCAGGAAGTCTTGGATGAGGTGTCTAAGAATACCGGCTTGATGGCTGAAGTGCAAGCAGAGATCGAGAGATTGTCAATGCCGTCGATGGGAAATGGATAGGGCCCGCTGAACTCAGACGACTGAGTGATGAAGATGGTGGGCGAGATGATTATGAGCCATGTGGTTTGTTGTGTGGTGTGACTCCTTTTATGGTTCGCATTCTTTGTGAGTCACCTAATGCGTTTGATTCAAGGGCTAGAGGGAACTTCAACTACACTCCGAATCAAGTTGGGGATATGACTCTCGATCAGATTTTCATGCTATTGACTGATTGCAAATTGCTTAGGAAAAAGGACAAGGGAAGTAGAACGCAAGAAAAGAGCACTCTCGGTGTGTTGGAAATGGCTGATAATGATGGAAAGGTGAAGGTCCGTACTTCCGATGGTGCGTTGCTCAAATTGAAAAGAACCGGGAAGTCAATGGTTCAAATCATTGAGGAAAGAGAGCAAGCAAAGAAGGAAAAAGAACAGGCAAAGAAGAATCGGAAAAAGCGGCGAGGAAGGAGATGATAAAGTGGTAGTTTACGAAGCTCGAAACAAGGTGAATGGAAAAGTTTATGTAGGGAAAACTATTTTTACCCTTGCTAAACGTAGGCAGGAACATGAAGCACTAGCTTTGCGGGGTAATCCATCTGCGGTGTTTTTGAGGGCTCTTCGCAAGTATGGATTTGATGCTTTCAAGTGGCGGGTGCTAGTAATAGAAGATAACGATGACGATCTCAATGAGTCAGAGCGGGTTTGCATTAAGGCATTGAAAACCAGAGTTCCGGGTGGATACAACTTGACGGATGGTGGTGATGGCGGACAAGGGTATAAACATACGAAAGAATCAAGGGATAAGATCAGTAAAGCCTGCATAGGCAAGCCGGCACCTAACAAAGGTATTCCCCATACAAGAGAAACAAAGAAGAAGATTAGTGAAGCTGCCAAGGGACGAGTTGCTTGGAACAAGGGTGTACCTTCTGGGGAAACTACTGTGCCAAAAGGATGCTCATTCAAAGGAAGAAAACATACGGATGAAGCGAAAGCAAAAATGAAAATTGGTTGTGCTAAGCGGCCCAAACCATCCTCCGAAGCTATTATGAAGACGAAGACAACGAAACGTGTGAAGTTTTGGATTAAACGGTTGCAGAAGAAATGGCAAACCATGCAACACGAGGGGAGGGTTCTGTGGGGTTAGAGCTCGCAAAAGCATTCATAGTCATCCGTGCGGACATGTCGAAGCTGACCAGTGATTTGGGCAGGGCCAAAACGAAGGTCACTGGTGCTCTCGGTGGCGTTGCTGCTACGGCAGGCGGCGTGGTTGCTGCTGCTGGTATCCAGAGATTAGGCAGGGCTATGATGTCTGCTGTAGACGACGCCATGTCGTTTGAAAAGACCATGATCGACGTTCGGTCCAACGCTCGTTTGTTGGGAGATGAGGGGGCGGCAGCTTTCAGGATGTTGGAGAAGACGGCACGTAAGATGGGTGCAACTACGATGTTCTCAGCTAATGAGGCCGCCTCTGCATTGAATCAGTTGGTGCTGGGTGGCCTAAATGCCACGCAGGCTGCGACATCCCTTAAAGGTGTTCTGGATTTGGCCGCATCTGCGAATCTGGAGTTGGCCGAGGCCGCGAAAATCGTCGTGACCAATATGGTGAAATACAACATTGCTGCCAACGAAACTGGTAAGATCGGTGACTTTTTGGCATCAGCCCAAAGTCGAGCTTCAGTCACTGCCAGGTCCCTGGATGTAGGGTTGACCACGTTGGGGGCGTCAGCCTCGTCGATGGGTGTCGAATTTCGACAAGTTGTGGCAGTCCTTACTGGGTTTGGCAAGGCAGGTGTCCCGATGTCTGTTGCCGGAACTTCGATAAAAACGGCACTCGGACGAATTGCCGCCCAATCCCCTGAAGTGGCACGGGTTTTGGATGATATGGGGGTATCTATCCAGGATTTTGTGACAGACAATGGATTGGACCTGATATCGTTGTTCGAGGACATTGCGGACAAGTTTCCTACGGGTGTTTGGGAATCGGGGGCAGCGTCGGTGGCCTTGTTTGGGGCGAAAGGTACCCAGATTGTCGGTGTCTTGCAACAGATGAAAGGCGAAGGAAACTTCGTTCGTGAAACATACGATCAGATGGGGAAGGATATTGGCAGGTCCGGTGTAATAGCCGCCGCCAAGATGGAAACTTTTTGGGGGTCGGTAAAGAAGGTGCGATCGGCTCTTGGGGAGTTGGCCATCGCTGGGCTCACCCCGGTACTGGACGCATTGAAACCTATATTGGAAATAGTTGTTTTTTTGGTTGGTGGGTTAGCGAAGTTTGCTAGATACCTCAAAGCCTTCACGCCGTTGATGTCAGCCGTGTTTTCAATAATGTTATTGTTGGTAGGAGCGGCATTGGCTTGGGCTCTTGCATTGAAAATGGTTGCATTGACGACGGTATTTATTACGGCAATGTCCGGACCGGCGGGATGGGCAGCGTTGGCTGTGGGATTGGGTTTAGTGACAGCGGCCGCTATTGGTTTGAATGCTGAAATGGATGATACGAAAGAAAAAGTGGAGGAGCTTTTAGATAAATCAAAGGGAACAGCTGTAGATAGGGATGATCCCAATTCAGTATTGAAATCTTCTGATAAGATGATAAAGGAAACGGAGCATAAGATAGGTGAATTGGAACAGCAAATCAATACAATGTTAGACAGTGGGTTGGGCGGCCCATTAGTTGCTGGTCATATTGTTATATTAGATGCTGAGATAAAAGCACTGAAAGGGCTTAAAGATTCAATGAAGGAAACGGCCAAGGCAGCCACAACAGGAAAAGGGCCAGATGCAGAAGACATTGTTCCAGATTCCGAAGACGCCACCTCAGCAATGGCCGATTTGGATGAGGAGATATATCGAATACGGAACAATCTTACCGATGCCCAGATTGATGTTCGTGATTTCATGCAATCCTTTACACCTTCTGATGAGCAAATGAGGAAGTTTAAGTTGATGCGAAAGGAATTGGAAAAGGTGAAGAAGGCAACCGAAGCCAAAACCAAGTTCAAGGAGGCGGGAGAGGCGTTTGCAAAGTCGATGCAAGAAGAGGGCGAACGAATGCGGAAGGCCATGCGAACGCCAGCCGAGAGTCTGCGTGATGAAATTGCTCGGGTGCAGGAATTGTTGAGTGCCAGTGTGATCTCCCAAGAGACGGCAGGAAGGAAAATAGAGCAACTTCGGGAAAAGGGGATGGAGGACAGAGCAGGTGGGCAACGGTTTGGTTTTCGGGAAATGGGTAAACACATTCAGGACATGGTGATGAAGAAGGGAATTCAATTGGATCAGAAACGGAACAATTTGTTGGAAAAACAAATTGCTGTCCAGCAGGACATTGTCAAAGCTGTAGCAGGACCAGGCAATCGGTGGGAGGCTTGAAATGGAAGATGTGAATGATTGGCGTTTAAGCACTGACAAGGGTATCCCATATCGATTGTTCGAGGACAGCCCTGGTGGAAGCTTTTCAGAAGAAAGTAGTGATGCCACTGAGATATATATCATACAAACATCTCGTTTAGATGATTTCATTTCGGAGTCATTTCCAGATCCGGCAGTTGTACTTGGGGAAGGATGGCTTTTCCAAAAGAAGCGGAAAATGCCAGGGCCCAATTTGCTATATACGTCCAAGGTGAGCTATGACGCATTTCCAAAAGGCAAACCACTCGATCCTTGGGAAAATGATGAGGATGCTCCGTCTGATACTTATGCTGAGTTTGTCAAGGTAACAATCAATTACGCCACCGACAAGGATCAAGGGAATAAGGAAGACAACGATCCAGATAATGAAGACAACGAAGATTTTTTCCAGGTATCAGCTCAAGCATCAGGGGAGTTTTTTACATTACCCACAAGAGGTTTGAAGTGGGAGATAAGTAAAAATGATCGTTCAAAAGATGTAGATATAAAAGATCCATTAGTACCTAATTCCATAATCATACCAGAAGTTGAATATACGGTAACTTACCCATCCCTGACTCCTTGGATGGCAAAGGTATTGGTACATCGATACCGCCGTTGCATGGGAGCTGTCAACAATAAACCGTTAGCAGTGTTTCAGAATGCTCCGGCAGAGACGATTCTTTGCTTAGGATTTTCATACAACTATAAAAACACTTGGCGTAAAGGCGACGTAAAGATAGATTTTGAAGGCCGTTTTTGGGAGAAGTCACCAGAGCCAGGTATTGGTCACAATCATGTTTGGCGTGCAGGTCATGGTTGGACTAGGATTAGAAAGCCCAATGAAAAACTTATTCACAGAATAGGTTCATTTGTACCCTTGTTCTTTTCTGGTCCGGTTCCTGATGACCCGAAACCAGAAAGAGCAGAAGACCATATTGATTGGGAAGCACTTGCCCTTGATACTGATGAAATCTGGGGTGATACTGGATGATAGTAAAACAAATTAACCACAAGAACAGAGATGCCTGACTGGAAACCAGTACGAAAAGGCGATCTAATTAGATACTCTGTTCGTGACGAGAACAAGTTGCGTCAACGGGCTTTTCGTCCCATGTCCGTGTCTTCTTATTCATCCGGCATACAGACTCCGAATCTGAAAGCTCTGAATCCTGAAGCACCTCACAGAGAATATGAAGTTGAGATAACCAATCTGAAAGCAAGTGATGACGACACTAAAAACAGTGCTTTATACCTTTGTCGTTTTCGGTGTTATGGTACAACAGATGCACAATGGGAATCAAAGACTGATGAGTATTTGCTGGATGCCTTGGATGCTGGTTCTCAGTTGTTTGTGGGAGCCAGGATCACAGCCAGGTGGGACAAACAGCGTGGGGCTTTTGTGCCTTGCCATCCTTCTATTGGAGCTGCCATTCTAACCTCTGCATTGAGCCGTCTCGGAACAGCCA